AAGCTTCTCTAGAGTCATTAGCGGTAGAAAGGGATCAAGGACCTGGCCAGAAGCTCCGCTAAATGCACCTTCCTCATTGTTTATATTTGCATTAACCATTGTCTGCGGAGATGCAAAGAGCTCCATTCCAGCAGCTGTGATCTGATCAGACAGCGTGATGATATCATCTCCTGGCATTATTGCATCCATCACCCTATCCACATATTCCTCTAGTGTGGTTCCAGTCTTTCCAGCTCTCTCTGGTCTGGAATTTCTCATGTTGATCTTATCGTATTCTCCGTCTGATCCATGCATTCCAAGAAATCTTAAGATTCCCATCTGTCTCTGTTTTTGTCCCACACCATACGGAACAGCAGAGATAAATGTGACCTTTATGTGAGGAACACATCTAGACATCTCAACGCTTGGTATTGCATTAACAAATAGTGACACTGCACCAGCAGCTCGGGTGGAGGGGGATAGCCTGTGATTAGGAAACACAAACGCTGAGAGTGTTGGTTGGACATACCGATCAGACACTAGAGGGTCTTCATTGACATTGAATTTTGTTGCAGTCTCTCCGTGAGCAACCATCTCCTTTATGCTTAGAGGCGCTCCTGATGGAGCAGGAGGAGGATTATCAGGATCTACAACGGGTGGTGCCGGTGTCGTAGAATTTGTCGTATCTCTATAAAAATCCATGTCTCCCACTGGAGCGTCACCAACAACGGGCTCGTAAAATATCTGGACATAGTTCTCAACTCCCGCATAATTCTCCTTTCCCGGTTCTGACGTAAATTTTGAACGCATCTCCTGTGTGAGTATGAGATCTCTAGTGAAATAAGCACCTTCAGTATTGTCCATAAGAAGAAACATTAAATCCTCGACAACCCCGGCTGGAACAACTGGAGTTATTGTCTCTCCTGCTGGCTCATCTGCAGGGTCGGGCTCTCTCTGCCCCTGTCTAATTGACAGCTCTAGATTTGCGGGTGTCTCTGTTAGGTCGCGTCTTCCCGTCATGGTGTAATATTGTCTGAGCAAGCGCATCGCTGCAGCAAGATTGTTAGATGCTGCTATCTCTAGATCTACGGTGCTTACTGGTACGTCTGCCATGTCTATCCTATATTATCACGTTTTATCGTATAAGTGCCAAGACTTCACCAAGTCTTTTTGGAACTCTTAGAATTGTGCCAGGAGGAGCCTGTAGAGACCATCCTATCCCAGATGCAGCTGCTATGACCCACCAATAGCTTGCAGAACCATATGCCTGTCCAGCTATGTGCTCAATTCTCTCTCCACCCTTAAGGATGTGCGAAGAGAATGAAACATTTCCATTTGCGACTGCGTTATATATTCTAGCACCCACAGCAGATGTAGCGATTCTCGTTCTTCCGCTCACCCTCGGCGTAAATGCATATCTACTTAGTGCCATATAAACCTCCTATCATTAATCCTCATCTGGGTTGTTAGACTGTGCTGCCAGCCTGCCTTGATTCTTATAGCTATCGTGAGATGCCCGACCCTCATCGCGGTAGGGATCTCCAGCTATCTTCTGCATAGTATCTCCAACATTGTAGAGCGGGGCTCTGTTGTATCCAGAGTAGTCGAGCCCTGGCGGAATGTCGTGAATTGGATCAAAATCAATGCTTACCTTGAAAAATTTAGGAGCTCTAGAATTCCAATCTATTTCCCAGACATTAGAGCCATCTAGCCACTCATAGTTTATGGCTCTTATCACTCCGGCAAGCCCTCTACCTGCTGTTGATTCAAACGACTTAGCTAACGGGTTATTGTCAGGGTGCATGAACTCAGCCTGCTTTGAGACAAAGACATCAAGTGTGTCTGCAGGGATACCTGTAACTGTTGCAACCTCGTTAGCCAATCCCTGGACTAGCGCATCTAAAAGACCAGCTAGTGATATAGCAGGTAGAACATATGTGTTGAATAGTGTATCTGGATTTGGCATGAGATCAGAGTGACCGACAATAAACTTTCTTCCGAATATGCTAGCCGGAGCATTGAAATCCATGATCATCACAGTGTACTGAGTCTTTTGAACTGATGATCCGGCTGAACGTAGTGAAGACCAGTTTTTCCAGGACTCTCTTCCAGGACCATCTACAAGTATGACTTGATCCCTCTTAAGAACCATAACTCTAATTGGTCTAGTTATTCTCCACTTTGTTATTCCATCCTTCTCCATTACGTAGCCATCATTTATGCTTGCTTTAAGGTATGGGAATGATAGAACTGTGTATCCCCTAATGTTATTTGTCCCCTCTCCTCCGAAGACTCCCCCTAGNGCACCAGCTGCAGTTATGCTCATGGGTGTGGGATTGATATCAGAGTCAGGGTCGGAGAGCTCACGCATAAGAATTAAAAGGCCAAGAGGATTGGCGAAACCATTCTTTAAAAGCTGAGCTCCAACCGCACGTATAGCCCTATCAGCACCTCCTAAAAGCGTCGCCATAGGAGACCCGTATAAGAGAGCAAATATAGACTCAAACTGTAACATTGTCATCGTCTGAGAGAGCATATCCGTAAATCCATACTCGTCTATAGTNGGCCATATTCCGGAGTTTCCTATTCCAAATATCCTCGCTAAATTGAAATTTGAAAAGTTGGACTTGATGACNTCACCTATTCTCAGTCGAATAACAGGTGACGCGCCAAGTACCTGACTAAAGGGCTGAATGAATGTGGACTTCCCCTCATTTGTTGATAGCTTTGTTCCCTCTGTCCACGATGGATAGACAAGAGTTGTCAGCTTGTTTATCTTCCACCACATCTCATTGAAATCTTCCTTTGACGTGGCAGCTACGTTAAAGGTGAATCTTATCTTTCTAGTCGTCGCCCTGTATATCTTAACAGAATCAATTCTTCCATAACCTGAAGCCTCGGTATATTCCGCGTTAAAGCTATCAGACAGACTATCTAAGAACGCGTGGAATGTCACTATCTCATTTGTTCTCAAGTCGTGAAAGTAAAATGGAACGTACTCAGAATCCAATAGATTCTCGAATCTCTCAACAACGTCTCCTGGAATTCTAGCTGCAGGACCCTCACCGGAAACGTCTATATACGTATTTTTAGCAAGTGTAGACCCCAGCATTCCTTTTAGAGGATTCGAACCGTTAGCTAGCGTTCCCATCTGTATAGCCGCTATCATAACATTTCGAGGTATCATATATAGAGCTGGAACNGAGTTTCCTCTCCACGCCAGAGCACTGGATGTCATTCCCTTTTGTGTTCTACTCTTTGATATGATTGTTGCCGGTCCGTCAGGAAGCCTATCAATATTCCAGGGTCCGATCTCATCACCTCCAGATGGAACACCGATCTTTCCACCAATCGTTATTGATACATCCCCTATCATCGCTGCAACATTCATGATCCTTATAATGTCATTATTTTGAAGCTGGTGAAGAATTGTTGACATTCCGCCCGATGCTGTGCTTGTTGAGACAAAAGTCTGTGCCAGCTCATCACCCCCAGAGCTCAGCCCGACAAACCCTCTAAGAATCTTTCTAGCTACGCCAAACCAAAATCCCGGAGCTTCTACCACCTGCTGATATTTTGCAGACTTATCTGCGTCTGGGCTTGATATCCCTGTGTCAAACAACACCTTAAATCCCACATCAACACAGTCTGTGTATGGATTTTTAGTTGGCACAAGAGCCATATTTCTAAGAAGAGCGAATTTTGCTTTCTTTGGAATTGCTGTTGGCTGGCCTTTAAAATACGGACCTCTCTCAAGATTGACCATTGAGTTGACACCCGTATCAATTAGATCCCAGGTTTCCTTGCATATGGTTATCATAGCCGCTATTGCTGCTGCAGCCTGGGCGATCAATATAGTCTTATTGGTCTCGCTATTGAACATTACTCCATCTGTCGTCATGGATCCAAATGACCTGGATGACTCGCTTGGATCTAGTGTGACGTAGTTCTCACCAGTAAGAGTTGTATCGGGTGCGCCATACGCTTCTTTTGCTCTAAGCTGCCCGCGACGGATTTTTGCCTGGTTGTTGCCCACAGAGAAATCGCCAGCCTCGTATATGTTTGATGTATCATCATATGTAAATGTGCTAGGATCTTGTGCGACCTCTCCCTTGTCCCAGTTTGCAGATCTCAAGAGAAGAGACTTTCCCACATCCTTAAGATCATCAAGAATTACAGCCTGCGCATCTTTGTCGTATCCGCCATATCCGCTCTGCTCTGTCGTGGTTCCCCTTTTATCTTCACCAGACTCAAACTGAGATACATTTGAATCATATGCTGGAACATATGCAGCTCCCTGCTCGCCGTCAGATAGTCCTGGAGAAAATCTGCTATTATTGATAAGCATTGTTTGTGCAGAAAGCTTAGCGAACGGTGCTCCCTGACCATCTGTCCCAGCATTTCCTCCATATGTACGACCAGTCCCTGGGAGACTGGTAGATCCCTCAATATTCGACAGAAGCTCCTGTGTGTGCTTTCCGCTTGCTTCGGGATTTGAGCTATCTTTGCTGATTATATTTTGAAGATCCTGGGGAGGGAAATACCCATTTGAGTACGAGGCCATCACGGATCCGAGAGTGTTTCTCTCTGACTCCGACGTCTTGACGAATACGTCCTCTGCACCTTGTTGATCAGCTCCCTCAAGTTCCTTTCCAAGCTTTATTGCGAGCGTGTTTCCTCCTTTTAGCTTATATGCATTGTCAGTTAGGTCTACGATGTACTTAAGGAAGTCTCCTATTAGACCGCCAGTCGTCTCTGGATTTAGGCCTAAGAGCTCCTGCCCTGTAGCGGGATCAACACCAAGATCGTCTCCCTCGTTGAATTGGTCGGCTGGACCCATATCCTCAGCGTCGATTGTTATACCGATTCGATCAACTGTTGTGACATATCCCTGGTCGCTAAGGAAGTCCTTTAGCTTTTGTCTTGTTGCCACGTCTTCTGTCCCTCTTCAGAGATTAAATATTCCAATGCGTCAGATATGGCATTTCTTCCTTGCTCATCTGCCATGACTGACCTTAGATTAGAATAGACACCTTCAGCGGTTGACAACATCTTTCTCACATTATCCTCCACGAGAGCCCTTTCCTCCTCGGTGAGCTGGTCTGCGTAGTGAGTAAATAGCTCACCTTGTAATACATCGTCAATCAATCCCACTTTTATATACCTCTTATGTGACTAGAGCGATCTGGCCCTTGTTTCCCCGTGAATTATCTACTATATAGTCTACGATATCTTTTCCTCCTAGCTGAACCTCAACATCCTGAGTGAACTGTTTCTTATCAAGCATGGTGTAAAGCTTATCGATCTCTGTAGCCACGATCTCTATCAGCTTCCCGTTATGCTCGGTTACCTCAGTAAGCGCCTGTAACTGTTTTGCCTGGGCACGACTCGCACGGGCAGCAGCCTTTGATGACTTACTCTCTCCCTTCTCCTCTGTCTTCTCCTTCTCCTTCGATATTAGAGATGCGTGTTTCGCTGATGCTCCCGTGGTGGCGATATCTGTGATGTTGCTTCCTTTCGCCGTCGCCTCCTTAATCATCTCCTTTGTTAGTCCGTGTTTCTCTTTCAGATCTTTTAGCTGTTTTTCACTAAGCTTGTCGGCATCGAAATCTCCTTTCAGAGCGCGAGCCTTCATACCTTCAAGAATTTTCACTGACTTTTGCTTCTGCTTGAACTCAGCCTGTCCCTCCTGGAATGTCTCTCCAGACATTATCTTCTGGAGCTCAGCCTGATAGTTCTTTCCAAGGTTGAGCTTGTCTCTATAGAACTCCCTATCCTTCTCTGATAGCTGATCATATGTCTTGCCAGAAGCTCCGAGCTTTCTAGCCTCAGCTCCGTAGAAGCTCTCTCTATCCTTAAGTTCTCGACCAAGCATAGCAGACCGTCTCTTCACAGCTACCTGGGCATCCTTTTTCTCCGCAGCAGCCTTAGCCTTTGCTGACTCAATAATCTGCAAATCAGTCTTCTTCTTGACCTTGAGCTGTTCCTTGCTCTGGTCAATGATCCCCCTCGTGAGCTCCTGCTCTGCGTCGATCTTAGCCTTTGCTACCTCATATGATCTTGATGCATCCTTCCAGTCTGTGGTTGCCTTCCTGTTCTCGAAAAGTTGCACTGCCTTTTGAGCATCGTGCATGGCATTGCCAGTTATATCTGCCTTTTTCTTGGCTACCTTGGCTGCCTCCTGGAGCCTCTTATTATCCGCATCACCAGCAAGCTTTGCATCTGCCTTTTGCAGCTTCTCTTTAGCCTTTTTGTGTACATTTTCAGACTTTGTCTGCTCCTTCTGTATTTTCTTATAATATTTTTTAACAAGCTTTTCTCTGTAGTCCTTGTCCTTATTTGCGTCAAGCATTCCTACTGCTATCTGCTTCTCTGTCCACTTTGCGTGTTTGAGCTGTGTTACCTTCATCGACTCAAAAGCCATCGTAAACGGAGTCTCAATTCCTCCGGCTATGTTTNTACCGATAGGAGACGGAGATTNCCCTAGAAGACCCGCCNNATCGAGAGCTTTGATCATGTTATCAACTGACTTTGAGAATGCCGTTGTCATCTCACCAAGAGAGCTCTGGATTCCGCCAGTTATGGACTCCATGTCCTTCTTCATGCCTGTCTTCTCTAACAGCCCTCCAAGCTCCTTTCCTAGATCACTATCCTTAAGGGCTATTCCAGCCTCCTTAAGTAGATTAGCTATTCCGCCGAGGTTCTCCTTGAGCATCTTGAGCTTGGCCTCATCTATCCCAGCAACCTCTGATAGACTCTTTCCAAAGAACTTCATCGACATTGCAGCAGACTTTGGAATAGCTGACTTTATTGTTCGTCCTACACCTCCCATCGCGACATCAAACTCAATTAGACTCTGCTGTGTAGGAGCTAGGAAGCTTTCCTTTATGTGAGCAGCCATCTTCTTCGACGTGTGACGCATAGCCGAGTCAAGGTCGTTGATGTCCTCTCGAAGGAGCTCCATATTCTCCTCCATGGAGCCTACACCTTCATCTGTGACAGCTGCGAGGTCTGCCATTCCTGATATGGCCTTTGTTGGATCAAGCAATCTTTCGACAGATTGGATGTCTGTCAGGTTCAGTGCCTCCTTTATGACTGCCTTCTGCGACTTTGTGAGATCTCTAGCTGAGATTCCTGCATTGAGGAATGAGTCTCTCATCTTAATTAGAAGCGTATCCTCATCCTCCTGCGCAGCCATCATCATATCCATTGCATCCATCTGTATGCCGAACACTGACGTTAGCTTTGACACACTATCAGCAGCTCCCTCAAAGTCCATGAATTGACCAGTTGCTCCAGCGAGATCTTCATAGCTTAGGCTCAATTGTCGGAGCGTGACGCTAATTCTTGCAGCCTGGGCGACAGTGACATTGGCAAAATTATCTGTATCGTCAATTATCTTGACCATGTTTTGTGATATCTGCTTGGCTGAATCGCCTGTTGCTGCAGCTAGCTTCTTAGAGAAGACAGCTACCTCTTCAATCATCGAAGTTCCTGCTTTTCCTGTCCGGCTTATCTCACGTGACATGATGTTTTGTACATCAGTTATGTCAAGCATGGCTGCCTTTGAGTATGCCTTCATCGCTATTACATTATCAGCTGAAAGGTCATTGACTATGCGAAGGCCATCAACGACTCCCTGATCTCCTGTTACTAGCGTATTGAATTCACCCATTACATCGGAAAGTTCACCAATTGAATCTCTCGGATCTCTTCCGAAAAGCTTGGCCCACTTCCCATCCATGTCCGTCATCTCACGATTCAGACCCATAGTTGTATCTACAAGCTTTTTTGAGAGTTGATTTCTTGATGCAAACGGACCACCTGGACCAGTAAGTCCGCCATACAGGGTCTGTATGGTGTCTAGCTCATTCGCAACAGGTTTTGAGATGAGACCATTAAAAAAATCTCCTGTGGCATCCCACGCCTGCATGGTGGCGTCTGCAGCGTTAATAGCCTTTGCAGCCAGTCCCTCTGTCTTTGCGCCAGCCTCATCAGCAGCTACACCTGTTGCATCAAGAGATCCCGCTACTGATCCCACTGCTCCCGAGGCAGTTGTTGCACTTATGCCCGCCTTTTTCATAGCCTCGTCGGTTATGTTTCCTGCTTCAGCTGCCTTGTCAAGCTGGCCCTTTAGGGATAGATTAACAAGATTTTGCATCTTTATCTGATCAGCTAGCTTAAGATTTATGGCTCCTATGTTCGCCTTAATCTGTTTTGTAAATTCTAACTGAGATTTAAGATCGTCTTTGCCCATGCGACACTACCCTTCTCTTATACATATTAGGCAGGTGAAAGTCCCCTAAAACTTCTTTTCTCTAGAGGCTAATCTTTCCATCACCTCACCCATTGGGATGTCCTGTGTGACTGACGTTCTTCCTGGATCACTGTTGCGAGACTTTTTAGCAGCCTCTGCTTGATTGTTGAACTCTGTCGCTAGCCTATCTAAAAACCACCTACGATAAGGTACAGGTAGACTTCTCACATCAGAGTAACTCATTTTTAGGTGATATTGTAATAGAAATGCCTCTTCTAAAAAAGACTCTCTCCAATTACTCATCAGGCCAAAAAAAATTGCCTCCGATCGGGAGTGATACCTTAGATGACTCAGAACAGTGTGGACATTTCATCCACACATTCATATCTATGCCAGGTTCGTGTTTTTGAACATAAGTCCTAAGCGATCTAGAATCCCTAGCCGGCATGTTCTTAACAAAGCTATTAACCTTATTCTTTTCAATCACTCCGTCAACAGATACGATTGTCTGACCCAGCTTGGACGTCACAGTGGAGTCAACCTTCATGTTGGGCATCATCTTCTTCTTTCTCTCCATGACGAGAGATCTCTCTTCCTCATCTGCGCCGGTAAGAAACTTAAACTCAACTGTCTTTTTTGTTATTGGTAACTTAAATGAAAATAGATTCTCTCCATCTCTTGCAGGTGACAAGTCTAGCCTTTTAATCTCAAGCTCTCCAAGGTTATAATCCTGAACACTTTTCTCATCGCACTCTGGGCAAACAGACTCTGCGCTATAGTTACTTCCATACCCAGTGATCCTAACTGCTATCATTAGAGCATTTCTATCCCCGATCAACATGTCTCTAACATTTACAGTTTTATCCACAAGACATGACTGGATTAGATGTGTTATGACAGTTCCTTGCATTATAAGCGCACGTGATGCAAGTATGTCTTCCTCCTGTGCTGTCATTGCCTTTATTTCAAGCATTTGCTTTCCGTATAGAGACGTATCAGGATGATACACCCTGCCCTCTGATGGGATGGGGATTGCCTCAACTGGCACATCCCAGTTAAATGTTTCCTTCATGACGTTTTGCATTGGAATATTACTAGACACTTTATCTCCGATTTTTATTCATATAATCATTATACAAAAAAGTAAATAAGTAAAATAAAAAAGACCCGATAAACGGGTCTTTTAATCAATGAATGTAAAAATTTATTAGAATTGAAGAACAGCGTTGTCATACCGAAGTGTTAGTGATATCTCTATGGGTGCTTCCTCATTACCATAATCAAGTGCGTTGAAGTTGGCATCTGTGATAAACGCTCCCTTTATATCCCAAAGCTCAACAACCGTTCCAATTGGATCAAGAAGTTTACACTGAATGTCTCTCTTATAGAAATCTGCATATCCTGCTCTACCAGATACTGATTCATATGCGGTTCTAATCCACTCCATAACCTGTTGCGCACCAGATGGTGCTATTGGGTCGTAGAGCGTGAGTCCCATTGTGGAAAATTCCATTCTTCCTGCTAGGTATCTCTTAGCGTTGATAAAGTTAAGTGTTGACACCTGGAAAGTTACCTGGGGTCTATTTGTTGTCTTCATCAAGAATGCGTCTATTCCCTCTATGGCAAAGATCCACCGAAATTGTCTTTTCGGTTCGAACTTATTGGGAAGCATGTCGGTGACGGAAAGTGTTTCAGCCATTTATATTTCTCCTAAAGATAACTATTCAGCTATAAGTATTGTGTTCCATATTTTTTATGCATTCTCAAATGCATCTCCAGCATTTGTTAGGACGAAGTCCAGTGCAACAAACTCTGCAGTTCTCGTGGGTTGTAAGAAGATCTTTCCACGAAGAGTGTTATTCTCAATGTCTGTTTGTGTGGTAGTTGTTGCATCTATAACAACCTTGAATCTATCCACGCCGCTCTTTTCCTGTATGCTTTGAAGGACCGGCTGAACTAGAGCACTGAACTTGTCAAGCGTCTCCTGCCTGTTAGGTTCAAATAGCATGAGATTAGCGATATTTCTAACCTTTCTCCTTATGTCTATTAACAGCCTTCTAACGTTAACCCTGTCAAGAGCTGATGCAGCTGCTAGAAGTGTCTTCTGTCCAAATACCATCACACCTGTATTCGGGAATGCTGTGAGAGGGTTGATATCTGCATCGTAAAGATCATCCATATTGGTCTTGTTTAGACTAACGTCTGCAAAGAGAACGTCTCCCAGCGCTCCTCGTGTGAATCCTGCCGGTGCGAACCACGGATATCCCACAGCGTCATTCAGCGACATTGCACCCATAACAGCAACTGATGGCGGACACTGAACGTTTGTGTGCGTCGTGGGATCTGTCATAATGACGTCAGGGAAATATGCTGCTGCAAAAGATGTATCTAGCGCTCTTCCCTTAAACTCCGTGACAGTGTTTGAGACATTTGCAAATGATCCCACTGAGGATGTTATGACAGAGTTCATCTCGTCTCTCTCCTCGATGTCCATCACATACATGGCGTCAAATCTACTTTCAACAGTGTCAATAGCGTAATCTGACACAGATGAGTGTCTTATTCCGGGAATCGCTAGCAGCTTGATGTCAACATCAGACTTGGTTCCCATTATATCCAGTGCCTTTCTATAGGCTGATACTGTTGGTCCTGATGTTCCGCCTTGAGCAGTTGAGTCATCCATCTCTCGACGAACTGCTGCATTAAGCATCTTCTCCTTATCCTTATCGAAAATATTGCTACCGTTAAATCCTCTCTGGAGGAAGAATGAGTACTTGCAGAAGGTTCTATTTCCCTGCACAGACAGATCTGATGACTTTAGTGCCCTAGTCTTGTTTGTCTCATTTGCAGTTATATTCCCAGTTCTCGTGTATGATGCACTAACCCACTCATTAGGATCTGCTTTTCCATCAGATCCTGTTCTAATAGTCAGTCTCTCAAGTGTGAATATATTGTTATTAAACCTATCACAATCTAATACTGTCCCACCAGAGTCTGCTACTCCTGGGTTATTTCCAACTGAAACGTCTCTATTAGACCCTCCGTAAGACGGGAAGAACTTTGTAAAATTATCAACTGTTAGATTCTTCAGGGTTATAGTGTTATTAACGCCGTCTGCAATAGCCACAGTCTGCATAAACTTGACTCCCCAATACCACGTGGCATCCTGGATCAGGTTTGGCAAAGATCCCATCACAATATTCTTTCTTAGGGGGACTGGAGGCTCAACTGCCATGTTAAGCAGGGACCGGTCGTTAAAGCCAGCCTGGAGGAGAGCACCTGAATAGAATCCACCCTCTAGCGGCGCGCTTCCTGACGTGACTAGGTGATCAGGTCCTCTAAATCCAAATGGAAGTGCATCCTTTGGAACCTGTCCGTTTTTGAGATGAGTACTTTGCTCAACTCTGATGTAGTTTGATCGAACAGGGTGATCTCCTGCAAGCACAAGCTTTTGTGACGAGGATGCTTGATCGAAGTCAAAGTATGAATACATATCTCCGATAATTCTTGCTATAAACTTGTCACTACTTGGATCAAGATTTGCTCCTCTATACGCTTCTAAGACCTTCTTTTCAAGATCTGTGTCTTCAAACTTCCTAACGAGAAGATCAAATGTTCCATACTTGTATGCGTCAGATGTGGATGGCTTTATGTTCTCTATAGAGATCTTTATGTTTGTATTTGTATATCTTCCATCTCCAAGAGCGTGAATTCTCACTATGCTATACTTTGTTCCACCGAACGTCTGTGATATCACAAATGGAGATTTTGCGTGAGTAAATCTCTCCTCAAATGACTCATAATCTGGAGCAGTGGATGTGCCTGTATTTCTACCAGCTGATCCCGTTGTTAGGAATGCTAGAGGCTCTAAGGCAGGGCCGCCTGCGCTTGCGCTTGGAAAAGCGTGAGTTGCCACAAACACGCCAGTTCCTGTCACAGCAGCAAGGGCTGGGTGGATGTCATAGTGAGAATATAGGAGGTGTCCCTTCTCTTCGATCTTTGCGGGATCTGTATTTAAGACGTTTGCAAAATAGCTGGCGTCTTCTAGGTCGAATGACGCTGTTATAACATTGGGAGCGTCGCCTGTCTTTAGGTGACCGTTTAAGAGCATGACAAATCGTTTCGTTGCTATGTTTACAGACCCAGTTATTCCTCCTACCATGCCAGTGCCTTCGTCACCTGCAGCTGTTGGATTAACTGCAGAAAGTATTGCAGAAGGAGCACCCTGTGAGTTTCCTACGGCGCCTGCTCCAGACAGCCTGAGAAGAACTCCGGATGGAGCCATTAGCACGCCTCTAACGATTGGTCGTGCCTGATTTTCATTCGACTTCTGAATTCCAGCGTCAGTGAATAGTGTTGATCCCGCTGATGCTGACATGAAACAGCCGAGGAAGTATGTCTTTCCTGGAACACCATCATCTATTGCGTAGGGATTCCTACCAACATTTCCATTATCCTGAACTGTCTTTGCGCCTACCACAAATCCAGCGTTTGTAACCTTTCCAGTTCCGGTATCTCTCTTCTTGCCATCTCCTATCCCAAGGACCCTAGTATACGTTAGAGACTGAGCATTCTTTAGAAACTGATGAACTGCAAGCGGTCCAAACTTCTCTCCATCTGTCGCTCCAAAAATACGAGCAAAATCACTATAGCTTCCAATTGTTATCGGTACATATGCAGGACCTTCGTCTGCAGTTCCTATGATTCCGCCGGGCACACCGGAAGGAACAGATGTTGTTGGGCCGGTTTGATCTATCTCTGTGGTGTAGACCCCAGCGCTACTATAAGTTACCTCAGCCATTTATTATCTCCAAAATGCATAGTCATGAATATCTATTCCCTACTCGAAGCTTACGCCAGCGTTGGTTATGATGAAGTCCATTGCTATGAACTCAACAGCTCTTGTGGGAACAAGAACGATTCTTCCGTTTAATATGTTGTTCTCAACATCATCCTGTGAGTTATTACTTGCATCCATCACTACCTTGAACTGATCTATTCCTTGCTGACTCTGGATGGTTGCAAGAAGAGGTGTCACCTGTGAGACGAATCTAGCCCGTGTCTCAGGTGTGTTTTGCTCGAAGACGATCTTGTTTGCAACATCTACAACAAGCCTCTTAACCTCGAGGAGCATCCTTCTAACATTAACCCTATCTAGCGCGCTCTTTGCAAGCTGTAGGGTCTTCTGCCCAAATATCACATACCCTGCTGATGGGAAGGTTGCTATGGGATTAATCCTTGCATCATAGAGAGTATCTCTATCTGATTGATTCAACCTCACCTTTACATTTGAAACAAAGTCCAGAGCTGCCCTGTTGAATCCCGCTGGTGCGAACCAGGGGTATGCAACATTATCATTATATGCTAGCGCTCCCAATACTGCAACGGATGCAGGAACCTTAACAGGTTGATTATTAATGGGATCCTCTATTGTAACATCTGGGAAATACGTCGCTGAGTAGTTATTATTCAGTGCCCTTCCGTCAAATTGTTCTGATGTCTTAGCAACATTTGGCGCCTTTGCGCTATCAGCAAATAATCTCTTCTGGTCAGCATCATATGCAGGAAGATCCATGACAAAGAATGCCTTGCTATAGCTAGATAGACGAGACTGAATAAAGTCGGTTAACGCACCATCTCTTATTCCTGGAACCAATAGTATGTTCACCCTTGATGCCATTGGATCTGTTAGGATCTCCGCACCAACCCTATAAGAAGCGACTATATTATTCCTGCTTCCCGCTCCAAACTCATTTGTATCACTCAAGCCTATGTCGAGGTCTCCTCCGACAGCTAATCCTCCAGTGTCAGATGATGTTGACTTATCGTCCATCCGCCCCATATTCGTATCAAGAATATTCAGACCGTCAAATCCGCCATACATGAAGTTGGTAAACTTGTTATAATCTGTAAATCTATTGAAGTAGACAGATGACGTTAAAGCAGATAGAGATGCCATTGTCATTCTACTTCTAGATGCGACGCCATCAGATACAGTGTAGTTACTTGCATCTGGCGTAGCATTTCTAATATACGAAGTCTCAAGCATATGCTCCTTTGCAGAACCTGTTATTACAGAGTTTGCTGTAGCTGATATGCTTGGATTTCCACTACTATCGTTTGCAATTCCATTTGAAAGAGCAACTCTTGCTAGCGTAAATTTGTTATTATTAAACGCATCCGCACCAGATCCAGTGACAAGGTTGTCAAGCTTTAGTATTCCAATGAGCTTGGCATAGTTTCTAAAGATGTCATTAATCTCACTTGAAACGTTTGTATCGAAGATAGAATTTGAAAGAGATCCCGTTCTTGGAAGCCTGTCAAACTTAGATCCCCAATAGAATCTAGAGTCAACTCTCTCATCCTCGCCAGGTGCTCCTACGTACGGTATAGATGACTTCAAAACAGCGCCTCGAGTAACCTTGAACCTAAGCGGAACAGGAGGCAGAATCGATCCAGATATACTTGCTACTGTATTGAGACTTGCTGAGCCGACTGTCGCTCCAACCCCACCTGAGTTCCAGAATCCAACTCTAACAGAGTCTGCTGCTGCTGACCCAATTCCTCCACGAATAGCTGTGGTAGTTGAATCAGTCAGTGTATTGTTTGTCTTAAGGGCACCAAACCCTCTGTATCCAAATGGAAGTGCATCCTTGGGAACCTCTCCAGATTCCACAGCATTGTTCATAACAATTCTTACACGAGATGATATGTTTGGATATTTTCCTGATACCACCACCTTTCTCTCATCAGCATTCTCTGCATCAAAGTTATAGAATGCCTTGAAATCTCCAATCTTCTTTGCAACGTAATCGTCGTCTAGCGGGTTTAGAGTACAAAGCGGATATGATTCTAGAACCTTTGCGCTGGTATCCGTGTCATCGAAATCTCTAATCTCAACAGTGAATGATCCGTATGGATCCTTTGGATCACTTGACTTTCTAAGTTTCTTAATTGATACCTTATATTTCTCATTTGCAACAGACCCGTCAGAGATTGATTCGATATAAAATAGATCGAATTCAGTATCACCGTAAGGCTGTGATATGAAGTTTGTAGTCCGTGTTGCAGCATATCTAGTGTCAAATCTTCCATATCCATCTATGAATTCAAGGCCAGATATTCCTGACTTGGAAGATGAATTTGTTGATCCTGACATTAGTGCAACAGACCCAATCTCTGAACTATAGATTACAGACGCTACCTCATCTTCAACTGGGAAGTGAGCGTAAAGCACGTGCTCTTCCTTTTCAAACCTCTCGGGATCAGTGTTAAGAAGCTTTCCAATATAGTTGTCAGACACTGGGTTTAGTGAAGCTGTATATATCCTTATTCCAGGATTTCCTTCGTCATTAGCGAATGCTGCACCAGAAGATGAAGATATAACAAGCTTAAANTCTCCATCAGTATTTACATTGGCAACATCACTCTGTGTTGAAGAAGATATTCCCCATGACGCCGTTGCGTATGACAGTATCTCGAACCTCGACCCAGTTGTTGAGAAAAGCATCGCTCTGACAAGGTTCACTGATGAGTTAGCATCTATGTCCGGATAACTATCATTGTCAGAGAATATAGGATACCCAATACCCTCCTGACTTGAAGATACATGGTGACGAGCAGCGATAAACTGAACACATCCCTGTCGACGCTGATCAGCACCGTCTCTCTGATCTCTATCTGGTAAAGTCCCTATTATTCTAAATCCTGCATTCTTAACGATGCCAGCTGTTCTGGTGTTTGATATATCTGTCGTGGTATCATTGGACCCTGCGCCAAGGACGCGAACGTAGGTGAGAGCAGTCTTATACTTAAAAAACTCCCTAACTGCGTAAGGACCAAACTTGTGAGGATCCAGTGAACCAAATCTTCTCTCAAAATCTGCGAATGATCCAACTGTAACTGGAACAAATGCAGGGCCCATCTCTGCGGTTCCTACGACGCCGGCTGGTACACCAACGATTTCACTCTCTCTCTGAGAAAGATCTATCTCGCGTTCAAAAAACCCAGGTGATCTGAATGTCTGTTCGGCCATTAATAAATCTCCTGATATAACTCTATACTGTTATAACTATCGCTTAAGTTGTCAAAAGTCTCTAATCAGATGCAGTATCTAGAGTAGTTTGTAAATCTATAACTATTCTTGAACTAGCCACTGTTTCTCCTGACCTTTGGTTCCTAGTCAGTACCTTTACGTACCTTGTTTCCTCCTTGTCAGAAAACGGATCTTGAATTGTCTCTTGCAGCCTCTCGCTACCCTGTCCCCTCATTGAAGGAGTCTCTCCATCTACAGCAATATTTTCAACATCGCTCAATATAAATCTATTTGTATCTATAACTTGCTCTGGAGAATCATCCTTGGTTATAACTTGTGTGCTTACCTGTTTATACCCAAACTCTATTTGAGGAGCTGAATAAAATTTTCTAAATGGAACTGGCTGGCCCTGGTGCTGGGATGCTAGCAGGTATGTTGGTATGTTTACATTAAACGAATACTTTATAACCCGCTCTTCATTAGCAAATTCAGAAAAATTATCCTGACTTGTAAATGGACTTTTAATATATGCGGTATATTTGTGTCCATTTCTAGACTCTATTTGAAATGCATGATCTTGACCATCAAATTGAGAAAAGAGTATCTCTATCATCTGATTCATCTGCTGCATATATTGTGTCCAGAATACTATCTCATACGTGATCATCATGAATGTGGGATATGGGATTGTAATGATCTGAAATATGTTGTTTCCTATGTCATTTCTTAGAAGATTTCCCTTGGGATCATCTAATAGAGATAAATTATTAAGATTTCTCCTAGACGCTAAGAATCCTGATTTTGCTATATTTCCAGGAAAGATATCAGATCTTGCAAAGTTTCTTCTAGATGCCACGCTTGGCTGATTTTTAAGTGCCAATTTGTTGATAATTTTTTGATAGTTTCTATCTTTTGGATCTAGACGTTTTCTAACAACATAGCTTTGCTGATCTCTAAATGAAATTGGAGTTCCATACCCACCCTGCGTAGGTGATGTATCGATATTTGTTCTGTGAACTGAGATTAACGGAAGTATAAGTGCGTTATTTCTGTCTCTAATGGCTTTTTTCCTTCTAGTTAGCGCAAACCTTTCTCCAGTTGAAAATACTACAGGCACCTTGGTAGATTGATCCTTTATCTTTACTTGAAATGCTAGTCGTTTATCAAATAGTTCAAATAAAGCTCTGTCAGTCTCCTCTATTCCAGATGTAGGAATATTGAAGTCTTCAGGAACAGCGCCTTCGTATCCCGTGTCAATCTTTCTAGTAGGCATTATTACTCATCTCCATAGAATGTTGAACCTGCTGGGCCGGCATCTTTTGGGGTAACTTCTGCTGGCCCACTTATAGGCTTAGTGAGAACACCATTTTGCTGTAGTGCTCTTACGTCTCCTGTTACCCCTTCCTGATTCTCTCTGAATCCTCTTTGCTGGACGAATACTTCCTGAACAGCATCAGGATCTGAGTAGCTTTCATCAGTTGGGCCGAACGTGATGGATGAGAATTGACCACGACGTGCCTGCTTACCGGTTATAGTAGTGAACCCTTTGTGTTCAACTTGGCCGTAAATGGTATTTGAATCTGGAGCTGTTATCACCTCAAAAAATACTGACCCGTAACTAAAGAAATCACCCTCTAATATTGTGATGCCCTTGTCTAAAAGATCTCTCTCCTGTGCATATACCTCGATTGTATAGAACTCTTCACTTCCAAATATATTTGCTCTAAGCTCTTGTGGCTCATATTTCACTAGAGCATTTATCTCTATTGGGTTTTCAAAAACCTTGTCTATTGCTTCCTCATATACATCATGCACTTTTGATTTCACTTCTGATATTGGGAAATAATAGATTTTTTGGCCTACGACATCTTTTACAAGCTCTTTTGCTATATCGTTTATAAAATTTATTTCCCTAGGCGTTATAAAAAGTCTTGACATTTATTATCCCATGAAGATCGACCAGCCGTTAGGCATGGGAACATATTTTAATTGTTTATTAACAGATTCAGCTCGTGCAGCCGCATTTTCTAAAAGCTTATCATATGTCATTGTCTCAAGCATTTCTTTTAGCTGAGTCTTTAGGTTAGTTTTATCTTCCCTGCCCTTTGTAACAAGATCAGATCCGTTTAATGTTAAGTCAGAACCCGGAATAGGAACAGATCCAAATTTTGATCTAATTAATCCAAGCATCTCCATGCTCACAGCTAGGGAATACTGTCTTATCCACTGTCTTCCAATGCTATTAATATTTTTATATTCAAGATTTCCAAAAGGAATGTCAGATAGATTAGACACTCCTTTTATAGTGTCATCTTGGTATGCCGGATCTAGGGGATTAGAGAAAAACTTGACTCTTAAAAATAGCTTCTGGGGAGTGACATCTGTAGGTGCAGGAAAGATTCTTATATGTGTTCCTACTATCTTGTAAGAGTAGTTTGATCTTCTTACTCTATTTGAAATATCAAGCTGTCCTGCTCTTAGTATATCTTCAAAAACTGGAAGAACGTAAAAAATAGTTTCAGGCGTAAATGATTCAAAGCTAAACTCATTGTTAAGATAGTTTATAGCTGAAGTTGTATCAAAAAACCTATATGCAGCCTGAGGAGAGAAGTGAAAGACCTCACTAATCTGTAGTTTTGTTCTGAGCGGATTTAAACTTGATGAAAATACAAGATTTCCACTACCATCTCTAAGATCCTTATAAATATCATAATCTTGTTTACTTTGTGTGAGATTAATTGATCCTGATATCATGTTATATGATCCACCAATGCCAGCCTCTGAAGCATATGGCTCAGCCACTCTTGTTAAAAAGTCAAGATTTTCCCTAGGATATTTTCCCTCTGATCCCGAAATTGCTCCATCTGACCCAGTCGTTGGCATTCCAAGAAACTGGACCATCTGCGACTTTGCTTGATACTGGTTTAATATTGATCCAAACTCTAGTGCAGACTCCTCTAAGCTGGCCCAAATTTGCTTATTTGTTAGCTCAACACTAAGGACATCGTCTCCCAGTTTTCTCTTGATAAATGTGACAACATGATTGGCCTCAAGTTTAAAATCAGCATCATTATCAAAAAATCCAAACGGTGTTGGGCTTGTTGTATTGGAAAATGTCGCCACCTGTATCTCCTAAGATCACACTCTTAATCATAAATATTCGTTAATTCATCACTTTCTCACTCTCTATTGTGTGAAAAAATAGACAAGTTTCACATAATAGCATTATGTGTTATCACGCATCGCAGGGTTGATATTAAATTAAGATTTTTTTTTACTATAACAAATTATCATAAAAAATATGCAAAAAAAGAGGCGCCCGATGAAGGGCGCCTCAGTTATCCACTAACCTTTGGACTAGATTACATTCATATCCATGACTGTAACTGTTCCGTAGAAGTCAGCGCGAACCATTCTCTTCCCGTAGCGGGTCATCACGCCCTTACGGGGTGTGAAGTCTTCGGGAGCGAAGATGGTTGGCGTAACAATCAACGGGACATAGGGTGCGTATACGTACCCAGTCTCAAGATAACTTCCGCCCTTATAACCGACGAGGATCTTGTTCCGCGGGAAGTAAGGATCCTTGTAGACCGTAAAACGGTTGCTAATTGTTCCAACAGGGGTTGCACCGAGAGTGAATGGATTACCCATCTGTCCCTGCCCATCCATGCTGATGTTTGGCTTGTAAAGCACCGAAGCTTCAAAGATTGTAGAAACCTCAGGTGACGTCACAACGAAGTTAGCAGAGCCACGTAGAGTCTTACGATGAATCTGGTTTGCGACATCTATGATGGTCTCTACCAGAGTCTCATACCACTCGCGAACTGTACCGGTGAACTGAGGTCCTGTTGCTAACGTAGACGCCTTCTGCTGAACAGCGCCAGAAGTCTTGTTAACAAAGTTACCTGGCATTCTTGACCAGTAGTAGTTAGCACCACGAGCTTCAGTAAGAAGGTCATTAAGAATCTCACGATCGATTTCAAGAGCGATCTGCTCGGATAGGATCTGAGTAAGCTCGACCTCAGCGTCAAGGCTGTGGTAGGCGTTCAAATCCTGAGCGAGTTCTGGTGACCAACGAGCACGGAGCTTGCGTGTCTGAGCTGTTACAGCGATTGACTCAATCTTTATGTCAATTTCAGGAATGACTGGGTCTGGAGTTGTTCCAAAGTTAGACTCAAATGCTGGAATTGTCAACGTATCACCCGCACTTGAGTCAACGTTAAGGCTTGCACCAAGAACGTATGACGCTGTGAGGTTATGATCCGTAGTGCTTGGCTGCATCGCAGCATTTCCTAGCAGTGTTCCTGTGACAACCATTAGGATCGCGCCATTCGCAGTGTTTGTTGTAGCCAAAGGCTGTGGAGTGAATACTCCGCCCGTGTAGGTTCCAAGCTGCGTAAGACGACGAACGTTAACGAGGCCAGAGCCTCCCTGAAGAACGTTTGTCTCATTTATGGTAAGCTCGTGAAGACCAGCCGCTGCAACAACAGCTGCACCGCCGGTACCAGAGTTAGAATAGAGTCCAACACCCTTGATCTGCGAGAGATCAGAGTTAGCGGGCCACGCAGTAAGGTCAAATATGAGCGCCTGGAACTTACCAAGTGCAGCAGGAACAGTGCTAGAGAGGTTATCCTCAATAACATTTGTCATCTGTGGGTCAAACTGAAGAAGCTTTCCATCAGATCCTGTTGCCCATAGGTGAGTATTTGCAGTCAAAGTTGAATTACCATTATAAGCACCAGATGCGATAAGCGTCAGGTTTGTGCCTGTTGCCTTTGCGTGGACCTTAGAATAGGTTGATCCAACCAGGTCATACTGGCCACCAACAGCGAGAGATCCTGAGCGGACACCCTTACCTGTCGGAAGGTTGTAGATTGATTGGCCTCTAGTGAACTGTGATGCAGCCAAGGTTCCCGGAGCACCTGTGGTTGTGCTGGCGTCGCCACCAACACTGGATCCATATGTGTAGTCCAGATAGAAGAGCAGACCAGATGGAAGGCTCATAGGCTGAATTGAAACAAGTTCATTTGAAACAAGTCCGCCGAAGACTCGACGAACGATTGGGAAAGCGATGTTTGTAAAACCGCGGATGTCTCCAGAAGAAGTAAGGTTACCACCGCCTGTTGAGAGAGAGTTTTGCTCTCTCAATAGCTGTGCAGCCTGATTCTCTAGAAGACGTGACATGGTCTCGCGTCCATGATCGTGAAGACCACGGAGAAGACCTGTTCTGGTCCACTTTTCTACAAGTCGCATACCCTCAGCACCCACGTTTCTTTCGCGAATGCCTTCGGTTAGCTGATTAAGTGTGAACGACTTAGACATTTTATCTCCTTTATATGATTGATTGTGCAGTTGTTCGTGTTATTCATTATTAATTCCTGCTAGCACCGCCCAACGATTAACCTCAGTTGAAGCATTGTCAGATGAAGATCTGCCTGCAACCCTTGAAGATGAACCGAGTGTGCGACGTGTCGCAGATTCTCTTAAGACTCCCCCATTACCCTTCGTAAAGGATTCTGTTAAAGTCCTATAAACTAACTTAACCTCTCTCAAGCTCTTAGCGTTGTCAATTGACTCAACGACAGTTCTCCTCTGAGAGGATGAAACGTCCTTGTTTTGCAAAAGCTTGTTAACGTAGAGAAGTTTTGCGTTAAACAGATTAAGATCTGTTAACTGCTCACGAAGTGTTTCAACTGCACTTCTGTATTCACTGAGCCTTCTACTGAGAGATCGATTTGTGCGTCTCTCTTTCTTTATAGCTTCAGACAGCTTATTAAGCGTCACCTTTAAAGGATCACCAGATGCCTTTCCTCCACCATACGAACCAATGACGCCTGCCTTTCCTTTTCCAGGTCCGCCATAAGCGCCTTTAAGACCAGCCTTACTGTTGCCTTTTCCGCCCCAGCTATGTGCCATGTCATTTTTAATACCCTTTAACTGGGCTAAATCTTTCGCTTCAGAGATTCCACGACGCAATCGTCTGATCTCTGATCTTAGCATGTTAGGATCGATATCAAAAACCTCATCAAGATCCTCGACCTCTTCCTCACCTACTTCTATTTCTTCTTCACCGGGTAGAGGCATCTCTTCCTCGGCTTCCACATCTATTTCGACCTCTTCGCCCTCTTCTTCATCTACAACTAGACGAGCAGCAAGTTGGACATCATCAGGCAGCTCTGCGTCACCCAAATCGATCTCAATAACATCTTCATTAAGATGACTCAAGCCCAAGATACTCATAATCTCATCAAGTTTCCTGTCTTCATCGCTGTCGTCAGCATCCTGTTCCAGCTCAAGCTTGTCTTCACCTTCTCTGGTGTCGTC